TCACGAGCCCGAGGGCGTAGCGCCGGGAGCGGATTCTCCGGCGCGGCGGCGACGACCCGGTTCTTCGAGCAGGTCGTCCCAGTTGAACTCCGGAGGGTTCCACAGCAGGGTCACGCCGTGCTCCTCGCAGTAGGCGCCGGTCTCGTCCTCGATCGGGAACTCATGGTCGCCGTGAATGCACCTGGTCATCGCGCCTCCCTCAGGGCCTTGCGCAGGGTGGCCCCTTCGGCGCAGTTCCCCGGGCAGTCCGGGCACTCCAGGGCGTGGTCGTAGAGGGCCTTGTAGGCCTCCCGGTACTCGTCTGTCACTGCTCCGTCCCCTCGGTCTTGGAGTCGAGCTGGGCCCACAGCCCCCGTCCGTCGGTGTTCAGGCCGGACAGGGTCGAGAGGCCGTGGACGATGAAGAAGCCCGGACCGTGGCTGTGGTGGAGCTTCAGCTCGACCGAGCCGGCTGCCGTCACCCGAGCGCGCGAGCCTGCCGTGGAGAGGGTCATGAGAACCGTCTCGGTCCCGCTGGCCAGCACGGAGACGAACAGCTCGTTGGCGACCTGCGGGGCATCCGGGTGGCCTAAGCGGGTGTCGACCCACTCTCGAACCTGGCGAGCTTCAGCCGGATGCGCCTGGAATTCTCGGCGCCACGTCTGTCCCGATTCGGACATGCTTGTCCCCCGGTTTCGCGGCTTTCTGTGTATCAGATATCCCTTATCTGTTGCACAGATTGGCGGGCGGGGTTGGCGCTGGTCAAGCTCCGGCGGGCAATATGTGTGCGCAGAATGGTGGCGATCACTCGAAACGGTGGTGGGGCATGGAACAGCCGGGGTACCTGCGCATCGCTGCCGACCTGCGGAACCGCATCAACTCCGGCGAGTACGGGATCGGTGATCAGATCCCGACGCTCCCGGCTCTCGCCGAGAGGTACGAGGTTTCCGAGACGACGATCCGCAACGCCCTCGCGCTGCTGCGGAACGAGGGGCTCATCGAAACACGGGCCCGCGCGGGTACCCGGGTTCGGGAGAGGCCGCCGATCCACCGGCTGACCTCAGACCGGTACCGCAACAAGCTGGGTGTCCCCTCGACTCCGTTCACCCGTGACCAGCAGATCGGCTGGAGCGAGTACCGCTTGGACAAGAAGTTCGAGCGGGTGGAGGCCGATCCCGAGCTGGCGTCTCTCTTCGAGTGCGAGGTGGGAGAGCCGTTGCTGGCCCGCCACTTCGTCTTCTTCGACAACGACCAGCCCCACCAGATGAGCACCTCGTACGTGCGCTGGAGCGACGTGGAAGGGACGCCGGTGGCGGACCCGATTCACGAGCCCTGGCCTGGTGGCACCGTGGCCCAGATGGCCTCCCTGGGGATCCGGGTAACCCTGATCAAGGAGTCCTTCACCTGCGGCATGCCGACGGAACACGAGGCCAAGACCCTGAAGATCGGCTCCGGTGTGCCCGTGCTCCGGTACACGCGGCGCCACATCGCCCATGACGGCCGGGTCGTGGAGGTGGCCTCCCCGATCGTGAGGCGTGGGGACACTACCGTGGTGGAGTTCGACATCCCCCTCAATGGTTGATCAGGATTGGTGGCCCTCATCCTCCAGGGCGGTCCGTGCTGCCTCGATGAACTCTCCGAAAGCGGCGTGGACCTGCATAGCGAACGGTGATTCTGACCCGGCGGCGACTTCGAGCGCCATGGAGACTCCGTTGAAGACCGTCGTGGCTGATACGGCGACTGGCTCTGGGCCGACCACCGCGACGGTGGCGCGGAGCTTCCGCAGGGTGCCGAGTTCCTCAACGAAGCGGTCCTGGGAGCCATCGCCACTGACAGCGGTGTCCCACGTATCTTGCGCGGCGGACAGGAACTCGGCGTACGCCTTCGCGCGGGGCTCACGTCGTGCCTGAGCACTGGTGAACCGGCGTTGACGTTCGGCCTCTTCGCTTTGAGAGGCGAGCTGCGCTTGTACGGTTCTGGCGCTGATCCGACTTGTCACCACGCCCGTTGCTCCGGTGAGTACGCCGCCCAATGCGACGCCGATGATTCCTACCCATGCTGCGTCCACAGCAGGATTCTCATCGCCCTTGCTGCGCCTAACTAGGCAGAAACGCCGAAAGCGCCCCCGATCTCCACGAGGGAGACCGGGGGCGCTGGTGTCCTGCCAGAGACACTTGGAGTGGTTCCAGGGTACGGGGCTCATACGTTGGGGACCTTGAGCTTCTCCCACGAGGTGGGGCCGGGCGGCCACTTGGCCTCGGCACCGGTGAAGCCGCATCGGCGCTGCCAGGCCTCGTACGAGTCGACGTCGGCCTGACTCAGGACCGGACCCGGGCCGACCTTGTACTTGCCGCAGCCCACGGCCACGAGGCGCTTGCCCATCGCCGTGAAGATGCGCGAGGAGCGCCCCAGGGCGGGCCTGGAGCCCTTCATGAAGAGGGAGGGACCCGGATACGGCTCGTACTTCTCAGGGGCCGGAGACGGCTTCGGGGCGACCGGGAAGGCGGGCCAGGTGCCCGGGTCCGTGTGGCTGTTCTCGGGGGTCTGCGCATGGGCGTACCACCCGGCCTCGGTCTCCCAGGTGTGCTCGTCCCGGTGGCCGACGAAGCCGTTCGGCTTGCCCATGGGCCAGACGTCCGGAACGCCCCAGGACTTCACCCAGGCATTGAGCTCGTTCCAGCCCTTGCAGGGCGTGTCCTCCAGGGACTCGTAGACCTTGCCGTCCGGGGTGCGGCACCAGGGGAAGAAGAGCGCCTCGATCTGGATGACCACCGAGCCGGCTCGGTTGGTCCTCGTCCCGCCGGAGAGGTCCACGAGGGACTTCGAGCGGCTGTTGGCCGGGACGAATTGAACGAAGCGGCCCGTGAAGGGGTCCCAGAGGACGTGCGGCGCCACCGGCCTCCCGCCGCCGGAGAAGTACGCCCGGAGGTTGGTGAACGGGACGAGGTCCTGGGGCTTGGCCTTGGTGGCGTTCTTGTCCCAGGTGATGTGGGCCAGCGCCTTGGGCGGGCCGCCGTCGGTCGGTGCGTGATCGCCTATGTCGAGCTTCTCGGCGCCGGGGAGCCAGAGGTCGGACACGGAACCTCCAAGAGGGTCTGGCGGGCATGAAAAAAGCCCCCTCCGGCCAAGGGGGGAAGGTGACCGGAGGGGGCGGCTTGGGGGACGGCTCAGGAGGCCGTCGGCGGGTCCTCGGGGTGGTTCCGCAGATACCGGAGGTAGGAGAGGAACCGGACCAGGAGGAGGGCCGTGGTGGCCGTCAGGAGGCCCAGGGAGAGGACGGAGTCCCACCACGGTCCGGTGGATCCACCACCGCGGATTCCCAGCAGCACGAGGGACCGGGCGTAGATCAGGCCGATGATGATGACCCAGCCGGAGGAGTTGACCTCGGTGATCCGGAACGGGTGGCGGGGATGGTGCAGGACGAGGAACCCGACCGAGGCGGCCAGGCCGACGCCCAGGAGGACGTAGAGGGCGAGGGCGTAGAGCATCAGGCCTCCTTGCGTCAGCCGTCGGTCAGCCGGCTCAGGACGATCGACTCGATCCAGTCGCTGTAGGAGTTGGCGCGGTTGTGGGCTCTGATCTGCTCCTTCACCCGGCGGCTCTCGTTGAGCTTGGCCTCGACCTCGGGGTGGTGGGCCTGAGCCTGCTGGAGGGACTTCTCGGCGGCCCTCATCGCGGTCTCCGCCTCGGGAGACACCTTGGTACGTCGGGTGAAGGGCCGCATGATCAAGCGCTCCCGGGCAGAACGGGACGGTGGCCGAGTTCTTCCAGGAGGTGGGTCAGCGTCTTGCCCTGCTCGACTGCCACGTCTCCGCGCTCCTCGGCCTTGGCGAGTTGCTCTCGCGTCGCCTGATGCGCCTCTCGCTCCTTCTCAAACGCCTCTCGCCACTTGTCGCGGTCGGCGGTGAGCGAGGTCATGACGTACTTCGGGACAATGACGCCGAGGATCAGCAGGACCACGACCAGGCCGACCACGCCGTACTGGGCGAACTGGCCTATCAGCTTGCCGACGTCGGGACCTGATTCCTCGGCAGCCGCGAGCCTGAGCAGCTCAGGGAGCAACAAGGGGACCTCCTAGCGGGGTGTGCGCAGGAAGACCCGGCGCTGTGGCGGCATGCGAAAGCCCCGGCGGGGCCGGGGCTCGCGGAGAGGATTCGACTGGTTCGGTCCTCAGTCAGGGACTGCTTCGCTTAGGCCTGTTGGATCGAAGTGCCAGAGGTACTCCTCGGTGTCGCTCATCAAGCGCTCGCCGTCCTCGTCCACCAGCGGGATGCGGTGTGGTATCCGGACCACCGGCATCTCGTGCGCCTTCAACGTGAACCGGCACACGAAGCACATGAAGCTCTCGGGGACGGACTGGCCAGGCTCCCCGCGCTTGATGAGAACTGGTGGCCCAGCCGTGATGAGGGCCCAGTTTCCACAGGCAGGGCAGCCCCAAGGCACGAAAACCTTCTGCGAGGTGACTTGAAACCCGGCCAGTCGCGGTCGTGACGCGATGAAGCTATCCATCGCCTCTTTCGGAAGGTCCATGAAGCGGTTGTGAAACCGCCGTCGGGCCTGCTCCATACGCCGGGCAACGTCCCGCTCCACCTTCTCTTGCAGCTCGTTGAGCGTGATGCGGACGAGATTGAACCAAGTGCCCCAGTAGTCGTACGGTTCCGCACCCAGGTGATCCAGTAGCTCGTTCGTCACTCGGCAGAAGACGGTGAGCCCGTCGAACTCATCATTGACCGAGGCTGTCAGGTGCGCCACGCCGTTCCGCAGTTCGATCAGCTCATCCAGGTCCGGATCTCGCTGCGGCAGCACCGCCATATCCCTGAGACGACCGATTGCCTGTCCTGCCCCGATCGTCCTGAGCTTGGCTGCCTGGCGAACACCGGTCAGGTGAAAGAGGGTGTCGTCCTTGCCCTTCATCTCCATCAGGAGGAACGGGCTCCTCTTCACCAGGGTGGCCTTGGCCAGCCGCTCGATGCTCACGCCAGCGTGAAGGAGGAAGACCTCCTCGTCCTCCCCGCCGTGCGCCTCCAGTGCCGAGGACGCGAACTTGCGAGCCCCGCGAAGCAGACTCTCGAACGAGAGCGAATCGTCCATGTCAGGACGGTAACCGCCCCCGTAGTACGGGGCGATGGAATTTAAAAAGACCCGGCCCCAGGGCGAACCACACCCAGGAACTCCGGGGGCCGGGGGCGCATGGGGACCCGACGGTGCCGGGGTCCTGAGCTGATCAGGCGACTCGGGTGAGCTGGAGGTACGAGTTCGTCCGCACGATGGTCGCGGTGGTGTCCGAGGCATTCTGAGCCCAACGGAACTGCACGTTGCCCGCCGTGGATGAGGTCACCACCGTGGCCCAGATCTGGAAGGCGACCTGGGTGGTGCCGCCCGGAGCCGAGTACGTGTCCGCGTCTGAGTGCAGCCCGGAGGCGCCCGTCTGATCGGACCAGCGCAGCACCGTGCCGGAGGGGACGGTCCAGTCGAACTTGATGTCTCCCGTGGTCCCGCCCGAGAAGATGCACATCAAGAACAGGGTGTACGTCGCACTGGCCACCACCGGCAGCACGAGCTGACTGTCGTTCGCCAAGGTGGTGGACGAGGTGATCGACTGGTCCGATGTCTTACGGGCGAACAGGGTCCGGCCCACACCAGTCACGCTGAGGTTGCCGGAGACCGTGAGGTTGCCGGAGACCGTGCCGCCCGAGCTGGGCAGTGCGCCGACGTCAGAGGCACCCAGGACGACAGCACCGGTCTTGGTGTTGACCGAGGTGACCGGCACTGCCGCGTCCACGTACGCCTTCGTCGCGGCGTGTAGGGGCGAGGCGGGCGGTCCGGACAGGGCCAGAGCACCCGAGAGCGTGCCGCCCGACAACGGAAGGAAGTGGCTGTCGGCGTAGGCCCGGTCGCCGTGAGGGTCGCCGGCTGCCGTGTGCGTGGATACGGCGGTGTTCGCGGCCGTGGTCGAACTGCTGTCGACGTACGCCTTGGTGCTCGCCTCGTTCGAACCGGTCGGGCTACCCTGAAGGGTCAGGGGGCCCTGCATGGTGCCGCCGGTGAGCCCGAGCTTGTTGGCCTGGAGGTCCGCGATCGAGTCGCCGAGATCGGTTGCCTGCATGAGGACACGGCCTCCGGTGAAGCCGAAATCCAGGTACAGGATCGCCACGCCGTCAGGCCCGTAGAAGCCGATCACTGAGTTGCTGTCCGAGGTCACGGAGGTGATCGGCGTGCCCGAGAGGTCGGTCAGGTCGGTGATCTGGGTGCCACCGGTGTAGGCGTCCCAGGCGGTTCCCACCGATCCCGGCCGGAGCTTCATGTCGTCGCCCACCTGCTCGACGGTGATGTCCGCCGCAGAGAGGCCGAAGAGGTGACGGGCCATGGCCCCTCCTTCGTTGGGTGTGGGGTCAGGCGATCTCGTAGGTGCCCGCGACCGTGAGGACGTCACCGCTCTTGATGTTGAACGGGTCGTTGTTCTTCAGGAAGCGCGTGCTCACCGTGGACATGCTGGAGGTACCGCTGGAGGTCAGGATCCTGAAGCGGGCGATCCTGTTCACGCCGTCCGTCGTCGGGTACGTGTGGGCCACTCCGCCGGTCGAGCCGTTCCCGTTGGCGGTGTCCTGGGTGTACGTCCACACGAACTCGTCGCGGGTCGAGCCCTGCGCATCGAAGGGCAGCGTGACGCGGATGGGCTGATCGACCGGGCCCGGGTTGCCAGCGGGCTGAAGCTGGATCTTGACCCAGTAGAGGTTCCCTGCGAGTCGTTTGTACCGGCCGACGTTCACGGAGCCCGTGCCCCAGTTGAGCACCGTTCCGCCCGCGTCCCAGACCGGCGTGTACGTCTTCGCCGCCGGTTCCTCGGCGGTCCCCAGGTAGTTCCAGTTCGAACCATCACCGAGATACAGGTCCGTGCCGTTGTCGATGTGGATCTGGCCTCGGACCGGAGGGCGGCGGTAGGCGGAGCTACCGAAGACCGCAGGCCGGCCCACGAACCAGCGGACGTCCGTGACCCCCGACGGGGCTACAACAGACGCTCCAGCGGCCACTGTGACCCGCGCGAGGGGGATCTCCCAGGTGCCGTTGAGGGCCTGGGTCAGGGACGGGAAGCTCGTCCCGCCCGTCTTGTACTGCACCGTGGTGGCGTCGGCCGCCGGGTCCCGGCGCAGGACGATCAGGTCGCTGCGGGCCGATATTCCGCCGGAGTTGGTGGGGACGTTGACGTTCAGGGCTGTGCTGTTGCCGTAGTAGGTCCCCTGAATCCACGCTTCACCGGCGGCGACCGAGACGGTGGAGAGGTTCGAGGCGGTGACCTTCAGGTTGGTGGCGCTCTCGCTCGTGGCGAAGACGCCGTCCACCTGGGCCATCCGCATGTAGCTCGACCACTGGTCCTCGGTGGTGATTTGCGAGGAGCCGAAGGGGAAGCTGCTCTGGGCCACGGGTGCCTCCTTGGGGTCACGAGGGCTTGCGCGTCTCCAGGCGCCTCAGCCGGTTGAAGATGCGGGCGATGTACTGGAACTGCCGGGCCAGGACGTCTTGGTTGTTCGTGGAGTCCGAGGAGCCGATGACGGCCTTGGCGACGTAGCCGCCCTGCGCGTCGAAGGTGATGTTGACCTCGCGGACCACGTCCGAGATGAAGTCGCCCCTCACCTGGCACGAGACCTGGTCGCCCACCGTGTAGTCCCGCCCGAACTGGAGGCGCGGGGTGTCGATGGGGGTCATCGTCAGGTTGCCCTGGGCCGCCCCGGTGGTCAGGGCCTCGTTGGCGCCCTGGTCCATCTGGGCGGTGAGGTCGACAGACGCGGTGTCCACGCTCGTGAGGTCTACGAACTGCTCGATCCACGGGCCGGGGAAGGCCGCGTCCGCTCGGGTCGTCACGGAGACCACTCGCGGACTGCTGCCGCCTCCGGCTACGACCACGGCCTTGGTGCAGGTCGGGGCCGTCACGGAGTACGAGGCGTCGGTCAGGTTGCCGAGGCGGAAGGAGAACTTCGCGGAGGCCGAGAGGTCGGCCGGCTCGTAGACCTGGAACTGGAGGTTGCTGCCGACCTGGACGATCCGGAAGCCCAGCCCGGCCGTCTTGGCGATGTCCTGGAGGACGGCCAAGAGGTTGTCGAACTGGTTCACCTGCTTGGTGATGCTGGCGCCGTGCAGGCCGTCAGCGGCCAGTGTGAGGTTCGAGATCTTCCGGGCCGCCTGGGCGCCGGGCCCGATGTTGAGGTTCACCAGGGCCCGCATGGCCGTCTCGGCCACGACCCCGGAGATCTTGTACACCGAGGCCGTCTGGGAGCCCGGAGCGGCCGTCGGGTTGGGCCAGCAGGTCGCCCCGGCGAGGAGGGTCATGTCGTCCACGCCGTTGACCGTCAGCGTCCCGCTGCCGCCGTCGCCCGAGGACCAGTTCGGCTCCCGAATCGGGCCGGACATCAGCACGTCCGAGCCCCGGCGGATGATCAGGCCGTTGCCGGGGACCAGCAGGTCGGCCTTGGGGGAGTCCGCCGCGATGTTCAGGACGAACGCGCCCACGGCGTTGAACCGCGGAGTGATGGTCAGTGAGGTGAAGTCGTCCACTACGCCGAGGATCGCCAGGTTCTGGTCTCGGACCTGGACGGTGACCGGGGGCGCCTCGAAGGCCATCTCCACCTCCTACGCGGTGAGGAAGCGGGGCTGGTAGTCGAGCTGCACCGTGGTGCTGCTGTTCGTGCCGACCAGGGTCAGGGAGACGTTGTTCTGACCGGGCTGGAGGCTCCACAGATCCGACGCGGCGGCCAGGTTGGGCCACCAGTTCGTCGTGCCGTTCAGGACGGCCGTTTGGACCCGTTCGCGGGTGTCCACGACCAAGACGTCCGAGGAGCCCAGAGCGGCCGTTACAGAGAAGCTCAGGCCCGTCGTGTCGTTGGAGATGACCACTGACGTGGCGGGCCCGTGGATCGTCCAGACCGGGAAGGCCGAGGCGTCCCCGGGGTTGTCGATGACCGTGGCGCCCAGGACCTGGGAGTCCCGGACGACCACTGGCAGGACGGGGAAGAAGTTGCCGGTGGCTCCGGCGCCGTACTCCTGGTGCATCGACTCGCCGAGCCAGTACGGGCTGGGGCAGGAGAGCGTGAGCCCCATGGTCTGCCAGTGCAGGCCGGAGGTGTCCTGACCAGTGTCGCCCTCCACGCCCGAGACGTAGTACGCCTCGATCGTGCGGTACTCGCCGTCGACCTCGGTCATCGTCAGCGTCCCGAGCCCCAGGTAGGGGTTCAGGGTCGCCAGGAAGGACCGCTTGCGGGCCATGAAGTCGGCCCGGTCCGAGCCGAAAAGGACGACCGGGAGGAAGATCTCCCGGGCCTGCGCCCGAAGCCCCCGCAGTGCGTTGCCGTCGATCTGCGGAGATGTATCCGTGTAGAAGTCGAACCCGGGCAGGTCCAGGCCCCGGGTGCCGGGCTGGAGGACCCAGCCGTTCTCCCAGTCGGACAGGAGCGTCGTGCGCCCCTGGGAATCCGTCCAGGAGAGGCTGGGCACCTCCAGCGGTTGGATCGGTGGCGGGTTGTAGCCGCCCGGGGAGATCCCGGAGGAGCCTACGAAGATGGCCATGTACGCCCCTCCGGGTTCTGATCAGGTAGCGATCTGGACGCCGTAGAGCGCGTTGTAGTCGCGCAGGGCGTCCATGACCGTCTGCCGGGTCGGCTTGTCCGTGACGTTGGCGTTGAAGATCACCGGCTGCTGAGCAGGCGCCTGCCGGGCGGCCGGCTCGATGCCCACACCGCGCTGGACGGCCCCCGCCATCTGGTTGGCGCTCGTAACGACCGCCTGGTGGGTGGCGTCCATGCCCATGACCAGGCCCTGACCGACGTGCTCGCCGATCTCGGCCATGACCCGGGACGGGCTCTTGATCTTCAGGGCCTTCTTGATGGCCTTCTGGATCGCCTTGGCCAGGTCGGACATCTGGTTCTCGATGGCCTTCTGCTGGGCCTTCAGGCCCGTCAGGAAGCCGTCGCCCGCCTTGGACCCCGCGTCGTACATGGCATCGGCCGCCGCGTTCCCGTACTGCTTGCTGGCCTTGTCGATCTGCGCCTGAGCGACGTTGATCGACTTCAGCTCTGCGGGGGTGGCGTTGACCAGAGCCTGTGCGTACGCGGCTCCCGAGTCGGGACCCGCCGAGATGATCTGCTGGAGCAACTCCTTGGAGAGCCCCATCTTGGAGAGCTTGCCGATGTTCGCCGAGAAGGCCTTGAGCTGACCCAGGCGGACCCGCAGGCCCGAGAGGATCCCCTTCGCGTCGAAGGTGTTCCCGCCGTTCGGCAGGGACGTCATCGACGCGAAGGACTTCCCGGCGGCCGTCTGGTCCGTCGCCATCTGCTTGGCCGCCGCGATCTGCGCCGCGATCTGATCCCGCTTGGTCGCCAGGGCCTGGAGCTTGGCGCTCGAAGCGGCCAGCGACTTCAGGAGCTTGTCGTCAATGGACGACTTCACGCCCTTGAAGGCGTTCTTGATCGCGGTGGTCACCTTGGCGACGGCGTTCTTGATCTCCGTGGTGGAGCCCTGGAGACCTTCCAGGAACGCCTTGCCGATGACGGCGGCGATGCTGCCCTTGCCCTCGGCTGAGATGGTGCCGCCCTTGGCGAAGCCGGGGATGCTTCCCATGCCGCGAGCCATACGCATCGACTCGTGGTGCGGGTACACCTGAGCGGGCCCGAGGAAGCGGACCAGCTCCGGGCCCTCTTCGCCGACCCAGGCGACCTCTCCCATGCGGGGGAAGCCGCCCTTGGCGTAGCCGCCAGGCCGGTCGTACGCCTTGTGCAGCGACCCGTAGGCCGCCATGGCGTACCGCATCGAGCTGTACACATTGGCCAACGGATCGACCGACGTCCCGTAGAGGAACGGCCCCTTGTTCTTGTACTTCCCGGCGTAGGACCGGTAGGTCGGGCCGATGACCTGCATGAGGCCGACCGACGGGTGGCCCGCCTGCCAGTTGGAGTCCCACTTGTTGACGATCCGGGGGTTGCCTCCGGACTCCTGCTGCATGCGACGCAGCGTTGAGCTGAGGAGGCTGGCCGGCTGTCCGACTTCCTTCAGGGCCTTGAGTACCACGGAGGTCCACTGCTTCACGCCTGCCGAGGGCTTGTAACCCTTCAGCGCCGTGCTGCTTCCGGCTCCGTCGTCCTCCTTGCCCCGGATGAAGCTCACGACCTTGTTCGCGAGCATCACCGGGACGTTGCCCACCAGGCCGGACCAGGTCTGCTTGCCGGGATCGACCTTCAGGGAGCTGACCCCCAGGAGGGTCTTCAGGGTCTTCTCGGCGAGGTTGGCCACGCCACCTCGGGCCCAGTCGACACCCTTCTTCAGCAGGTCGACGCCCTTGCCCGCAACGCTCTTGACCGCGTTGGTCACCGGGTTGTCGGTGATGTCGTCCCAGATGCCGCCGCCCCAGAACGCCCTGTGGGGGAGCCCCTCGGACAGCAGAGCCTGGACCCCGGCCACGCCGCCCGAACGGGCAGCCGCGTTGAGCGCGTTGATGCCGCCCCGACCCACGGCCCGGGTGACCTCCGGCCGCATAATGCTCTCGCCGCCGGAGAGGTCCAGCACGCCGCCTGTGGGGGAGACGAACCGGTGTACGTCCCGGCCAGGCGTGTAGCCCGGCAGGATGCCGCCAGTCGCGAAGCCCCTCGGGAGCCTCATCGGGCTGATCTCCCCGATGCCGGGGAGCTTTGCCGCCGTATTGTTCCAGACCTTTCTCAGGCCGTTGTTGAAGACGGTCTCCACCAGGAACCGCACGGGCTTCTTTGCGATGTCCGAGAGCTTCGACCACGCCGTGTGGATGCCGTCGACCGCCTTCTGGAAGAAGCCGACCACGCCGTCCCTGAAGTCTCGGACGCGGCCCTCGATCGTCCTGCGCATCGAGGTGACCGTCCCGGCGATACCGGACCACAGGCCGCTCCACTTGTCGGAGACCCAGCGCTTGGCGTCGTTGAACCGGTCGCGGACGCCTCGGGCGAAGGCGGCCACCTTCTCCCCCACCGTCTTGCCACCGCTGACTACGCGGCCGACAGTGTTGTCCCAGACCGTGTTCCAGATGCCCCTGATCCACTGCTTGCCGGTGTTGAACCAGTCGCGGATCCCCTCGATCAGCTCAGGAACCGAGTGGCCAACGAGCCTGTCGTAGAGCCACTTGAACTTCTCAGCGATCCACTCGGTGACGTGCTTCACCGCGTCGATGAAGGGCTGGAGCTTGCGCCCCATGTCCTTCACGAAGGTGATCAGGCCCTGGATGGCCGGGAGGACGACCTTCTCGATCACCCAGACGGCCAGTCGGACCAGCAGGTCCACGAGCTGGAGCAACGGCGGGAGCAGGGGCAGGACCGCTGGGAGGAGTTGCGTGACGAACTGGGTGGTCAGCAGCATGATCTGGGGCAGCAGCGGAGCGATGGCCAGCAGCAGACTCCCCAGGCTTTTAGCAATACCGACCAGCGGCGGAATGAGCTTGGGGATCACCGGGGCGAGCTGCTGGATGAGCTGGAGGAACATGTCCGCGTACTGCGTGACGAGTTGCCCCAGGACCGCGCCGAGTCCCTCCAGGATCGGCGTCAGGATCGGACCCAGTGCATCGGCCAGGGTGGCGATGACCGGTGCGATCTTCTCGATCACCTTGCCGATGACCGCGAAAACCGGACCCAGCGGCTTGAGGGCTGCGGCCAGCAGTTGCCCGATCACGGGGATCAGGGGTGAGACGGCCACCAGGATCTTGCCGATGGCGTCCGCGACGATCACTAGAACCGGGCCCAATGCGTCGATCACCGGCTTCAGAGCGTCGCCCAAGGCCATAACGATCGTCTCGATCGGGGGACCGAGCTTCTCGAAGATCTGGCCCACGAACTTCAGGGCCGTCCCGAGGAGCGGTGCCACCGTCTTGGCGATCGTGCCCATCACCGAGAACAGGGCCTTAAGACCGCCCTGTACCTCGGGACTGGATGTGATCTTCGCGATCTCGCCGGTGATGGTCTTGAGGACCTGGATGGTCCCTCCGCCTGAGCCGGCACCCGCCGTGAAGATGTCGCCGAGGATCGAGAAGACGTTCTTGCCGACGTCCATCAGGTCGCCGAGCAGGCTCACGGCCTGATCGATGGCCTTCTCCATGGCGCCGGACTCGAAGGCCTTGCCGAGCTTGTCGGTGACCTTCGTGATCGCCGCGCCGAGCCCCGTGGTGATCTTCTGGAAGGCGGGCTGGGCCGCCACGGCGATCTGACCGAAGGCCGTGACGATCTGGCCCGGCGCCTTCTGGAGAGGCTTGAGCGACTGGGTGGCCCCGTCCAGAATCTTCTTGAGCATCCCGGTCTTGGCCAGGTTGTTCACCGCGTCCAGGGCGCCCTTGCCCATCCGGTTCAGGACGCCCGCGGTTCCCTCCAGGCCGCCCCGGAGGATCGGGATGACCCGAGAGCCCACGTCCGTGAGCCGGCTGCCCAGCCCCGCGAACAGACGGTCCTGAACGCCGAGCTGCATGGCGTCCCAGGCGGGCTTCAGGCCCTGCACCGAGGACACGAACGCACGGGCGTTGGGGGAGAGCTTTGCCAGTGCGTCGTTCAGCTTGTTCGTGCCGGAGGCAGCGGACTGCTGGGCCTCGGCAACGCGCTGCTGAGCGTCCGCAACGGCCTGCTGGGCCTGAGCGATCGACCGGGCACCGTCCCGGGCCGTCTTGGCCTGAGCCGCCCTGGCGTCCGCGAGGGCCTGCTCCTTGTCCTTGACGTCCTGGTCGGCCTGAGCCTGGGCCTTCTTGGCGTCGATGACGTTCTTCGCGCCCTCGACCCCGGCCTTGTCGGCCTCGGCGACCTGCTTCTTGAGGTCCTTCTGCTTCTGGGTCTGGTCCTCAAGGTTCTGCTTGGCCTCGTCGTACGTGAGCTGCGCCTGTTCGCGCTGAAGCTCGCTCGCCTTCGGGTCGGCCAGGACCTTGTACAGGTCCTCCTGGGCCTGCTTGACCGCCAGGGTGGCCGAGCGCTGGTCCAGGGCCGAGTGCGTGAGCTGGTCGTGGAGGTCCCGGAGGTTCTGGACGGCCTCCTCGTGGGCCGCGTTCAGGTCCAACTGGGCCTGCTTGGCTGACTGCTGCGAGGTGGTGAGGTCCCGCTCCGCGCTGACGACCTGGCGGGCTGCCGCCTGGTTCGCCGAGGCCGCGTTCTCCCGGGCCACGCCGACCTGCTCGACGGCCCGCTTGACGCCCTGCTCCGCACTGGCCACCTGGTTGGCCGACTTGACGGCCTTGGTGGAGTCGGTGGGAGCGAAGGCCGCCTTGAAGGCGTTGCCCAGCCCTGACGTGCCGAGCTTGATGGCCCCGAAGGCCGACCCGAGGGCCGCGACCGCAGGGACCGCCAGGGCCGCCGCAGGGGCGATGGCCGCCACGACGTTGACCAGAGAGCCGATGACGGGCGCAGCGGAGCCGAGGAGCGCCACCTTGGAGGCCAGGCCCGCCACGGCGCTACCGGCCCCGGAGGCCGCACCGGTGATGCCGGAGATGAGCCCCGAGGCCTGCCCGGCCTGAGACCCGTTGACGTTCGTGTGGATCGTCGCCGTGCGGTTCCGCGCCAGGGCAGCGAGCTGAGCCGCCGCTCCCGCCGTGTCCGCGTTTGCGGTGATGGTGACCGACCGAGGCCGGGTCAGGAGGGCCAAGTCGTCGGCCGCAGCACGGGTGTCCGCGTCGGCGACGATGGAGACCGTCCGTGTCCTCGTGAGGACGTCCAGATCGGCCTGTACGGCCCGATAGGCGGACCGGTCGATGACGGGGCGGATACGGACGTCCAGGGAGCCCTGGAGGCCGCGCAGCTCCTCGGAGAGCCCGGCCTTCATCGCCTGGCCGTACCGCTTGCCGATCTGGCGGCCCTTGTTGGCCGCCGAGGCCTCCGCCGTGTCCAGGGAGCGACGGAGGGCGTTGTCGATCCCCGAGAAGTCGACCGCCCGGGTCATCGACCGAGACAGGGTGCGTCCCAGGTTCTGGCCCAGGCGGTCGGCCTGCGGGGTCAGTGCGGCAGTGGCCCGGGTGGCGAAGTCCGAGACGTCGGGGACGACGCTGGCGACGACGGATCCGACGTTGGTGGGCATCGCTCCCCCTATTCGGTTGTCTGAGCCGGCTGGCCCGGCGCCGCAAGCCGGAGGTGTTCCTCACGGGCCTGTGCGAGGCGCTGAGCCCACTCGGTGTCCTGTCGGGCTCCGGGGCGCGTCGCGGCTCTGAACTGGGCCCAGCGGGCCGCCTCACGGGCCTTGCGGGCCTCGTCCTCGGCGAGCTGCTCGGGAGTCCGGAGGTCTGGCGTCGCCCACGGCACGAGCTTCGGAGGCTTGCCCTCAAGCCCCTGCCCCGCCCACATGACCTGGGTCATGAACTGCATGAGGCTCAGCGCGCTGGCCTGCATGTAGTGCATCTCGGTCCACCGGCGCCGGGTGTGGTCCCCGCGCCTGGCCGAGTGCGTCATGGAGTCGAACGGAAGCGCCTGGACGAACTCCCACAGCTCCAGCCACGACATCGAGCCGTTGCCGGACTCGTTGCGGTGGAACTCGTTCAGGGAGCGGCCGGGGAAGTACCGGGCGATGTCCGCCCGGAGTTCGGAAGGGTGCTCCTCGATCAGTTGGAGGAGCTGGTCGATTCCCCCGGCGTCACACCGGCGTCCTCGTTGATGGCCTCCATGATGTCCTGGAAGTCACCGAGGGTGAGGCCCAGCTCCAGGAGGCGGTCGACCTGCTCCTGGCTGGAGATCAGCGCGAGGATCTCCGTGGCGTCCTCGTCCTTCAGGGCGCGGATCTGCTTGACGGTGGTCATCGGCCACCAAGACGCGAGCGGGAAGACGAACTTCTCGTCGCCCAGCTCGACCTCCAGCTCCTTGCCGCCCTGGGCCTCCTGGCGCTGGGCGCGGAGGGTCTCCAGGTTGAGGCGCTTGCGGTTCGGCTTGCTCATGGGGGTGCTCCGGGTTCTCGCGGGTCTTCGCGGGTCAAAGCACTGGCCGGAGCGCAGACCCGCGAAGGGCGCTCCGGCCAGTGGTCAGGGGGACGAATGCAGGTTTCTCGGCATTGACCGAGAACCACTGCACGTCAGGACGGGAGGGCGACCAGGCCGAACTGGCGCGTGATCGAGCTGCCGCCGTTGGGGGCGGTCAGGGACGAGAAGGTCAGCTCGAAGGCCTGGTTGGTGTCCGACTTGTACGGGCGGTCGCCCTTGTCGGTGACCTCGGCGCGGGCGACGATGATCCGCGCGGGCTTGTCGCCGTCGAGCACGTCCATGCCGAGCGCGTAATACTGCGGCTCCGGGGCCTGGGGCTCCTCGAAGGAGAGGAACTGCGAGGCGCCGGTACCCGAGGAGGTCATGTCGGCCAGGTCGATGCCGTAGTAGAGCGCGAGGGTCCAGGCGCTGGTCTCCATGAAGGTGACCTTGAAGGTGGACGCCCGCTCGGTGACCTGGGTACGGACCGCACCGGTGCGGCCCCAGGCCTTGAACTCCTGGCGGTTCTCGTTGAGCGCCTCGGTCAGACCGTCCTCGGAGACGTTGCCGAGGTCGATCCATCCGGTCGGCCAGGCGGAGTACGGGTCGGTCGGGGCGACGGTGCCGACCGGGGCCACGTAGAACGCGCCCTCGACGCCGACCCTCACCTGAGTGTCATCAGCCATTACTTCTCCTGAAGGTGGTGACGCCTGGACGAAGACGGGCTGGTTGAGCCCCTCCGTACGGGCTGGAACGGAGCCTGGAGAGGCCCAGGCGGATCGCGGGTCAGGCAGGTCGGACACGGAGCCCGGCCGTGTAGCCGAGGCGCGTGACGTTGGAGTTGGGCTCCTCAGGCCGGACAGCCGGCCCGGTCTCCTCCCAGGCGCGCAGTACGAAGCCGCCGTTCCGGGAGGTGCCCTGCATCTGTTCGACGGCGGCCCGGACTTGGGCCATGGCGTCGGTGGCCTCCACGCGGGAGGCGGCGTACAGGTCCAGCGAGATGCGCGCTTCGTCGTGCAGTCGACGGCCCTTGAAGGTCCCGGTGACCCGGGCGCCGCCGATACGGGTGACCTGGACGAAGGGCAGCGCCTCCGTGAAGGCGTCGCCCTCGGGCCTCACGGTGGAGGCCTCGTACTGGAGGACGTCCAGGATCTGGTGGATGACCATCTCCTCGACGTCCGGGAAGACCAGAGCGGTCAGGGGAGTGGTCACCGCGGCCTCCTACTCGGCAGGCGGCGTGCCCGTCGCCTTGGCCTTGGAGGGCTTCGTAGGGGCCTCCGGGGCGCTGTGGACGGGATAGGTGACCTCGGGGAGCCGACCGAACCGGAGAACCGGCTCCGCGCCCTCCAGGTGCCCGATCCCGGCCCGTACGAGGTCCTGGACCGCCTCGTCCGGCACGTCCACGACGTCGCCGGGCTGGTGGCCCTGATAGGCGAAGGCGAGCTTGAGCTTCTTGGCCATGGTCAGTCCCTTGCTGCATCGAGTGCGTTGGCGATGGTGTGGTGAGCGGGCCGCGAGTCGTTCCGGCGGCCGTACTCGATCACCGCCGCGTAGTCGACGTCCGAGACGATCAGGACCGACCCGTCGGGGCCGTCCTCGGCATGGATCGAGTCGCGGTACCGCCCTGTGTCCACGGGAGCGTTGGTCTTGGCGACCTCCACGGCCCGGGCCGCCCGCTCGTGCAGGTCGGCCTGGACGAAGCCCTCATGGACCAGGGCCGCGATGGCCGCGTGGTCGGGCCTAAAGCCGCCCATCAGCCGGTCACCTGCTTCAGGGTGAGCCGCTGATACGCGAGCGCCTTCAAGGGCCCGTGCCCGGTGTAGACGTCGGGCTTGCCGTCGACCTCGTACGTGACGCCGTCGACCTCGGCCCGGTCGTACTCCGTGACGACAGCTGACGGGGGCAGGAAGCAGTCCAGGGTCGTGATGACCTGGTCGCCCTGCTGGACCGTCTCCGAGCTGCTGAGCGGCTCCGTACGGCCCCTGTACGAGGTCCTGGCGGCCGTCGACCAGTCCACGACCCGGTTGTTCTGCCGGTCCCTCGTGGGGGCTGGCCGACTCAGGATCGTGACCGTGTGCGTGGGGAGGAGCAGCACGGCTCACCCCCAGACGTACGGGTTCACCGGCCACAGGCCCCTGGTCTGGAGCAGGGCCACCAGGTCGGGGGAGACCCGGGGCGTGCCGCTGCCGACGACCGACAGGGCCCGGACGATCTGCTGGTTGCCCAGGGACATCTGGGAGACGTTGGCCATGGCCCCCGTCTCGTCCCCGAGGGAGTCGATGTACTGGGCCTGGATGCAGACGGCCTCCCGGAACACCGCCGCGAGGGCAGGGTCCAGGGGGAGGCCGTCGTCATCGGTCTTGTACACCGCACCCATCAGGAGTTGGTCGAGCCTCGTGGAGGCCCGGTCCAGCAGTCGGGCTGCGTTGGCCGGGACAGGGTCCGGATCGAGGAACTCGGTGAACTCCGCGACGGTGGCGTATGCCATGGACGCCTCCTCCGGCTCAGAGCGACAGGCAGGCGACCGTGACACTCGTGACGGCCGAGAAGTCCACGAACACGGTGTCCGTGCCGTCGGGCTGCTCGTAGTTGTCGTTGAACGGGCCGAAGAACACGTCCGCACCGGCGCCCACGGTGGCGGTGGGGTTGGTGACGGCCTGGCCCTCCACGGTGCGCCCGATCTTCAGGGTCACCGTGATCGAGGAGCCCGAGCCGTTCTTGACGTGGAGCACCTGCTTGCCGCTGGAGCGGAGGGAGACCCCCGCCGCGTCCGGCGTCACGTAGCTCGCGGTCAGGCCGGTGGTAGCGAAACGCTGCGGGGTGAGGACGGTGCGCGCCATCAGCTCTTCTCCTCGGTCCTGGCCGGGGCCTTGGGAGCCCGCTTGCCACCGGATTCCTTGGTGGCCGGCTCGGTGTAGGGCGATCCGTCCTTGTTCACGCGGACGAGCCGTCCCTCCTCGTGCGCTCGGGCGTGCTGGTCACTGAGTGGGAGGTCCATCTCCCACACGTGGCCGCCCTCGCCTCGGAAGTACGCGGTGTCGGCCATGGGTCAGATCCCTCGCGGAACCTTGAAGACCGTGATCTTGCCGGTGTGACCCGACTCGATGTCCACGTACAGGACGTTGCCCGCCTGGAGGAAGCGCGAGCTGGAGAGCGGGCCGATCCAGGTGACGCCGGAGGTGGCGGTCACGGTGGCGGTGATGTCTCCCTGGCCGCCGCGCCAGGCCGGAGGGTTGGAGCCGCCCGCCTTGACGGTGACGGTGTGGTCGGCACCGGCGGTGTTGGTGACCCGGATGAGGATCTCCTCCGGGTGCGTCACGGCCACGTTGATCGAGTGGTCGTTGGTGGCGTCCAGGTTGGTCCCGGCCGGGTCGGCCAGGCTCCCGTTGCCCACCAGGTTGGACAGAGGCACATCGGTACGCGCCATGGTGGTTACCTCTCAGGGGTTCGTCAGGACTTGGAGGCGGTCAGCACGGCGAGAGCGTCCGGCCGGATGACCTTCGCGCCGTAGACGTGGAGGCCACGGACGGCCGAGGCGAAGGTGTTCTGGAGCCGGATGGGCTCGATCTCGGTGACCTGATCGGCGAAGGAGATCGCGTCCCTGACGCCCGCCATCACGGCGTAGTCGTCGCCGGAGATGATCGGGACCGCGTTCGACATGAGGATGTCGAAGCCCGCCGCACGACCCACCTGGCCGTTGAGCAGCGGCGCGGTGGAGCCGGACTTCTCGGCGTTGATGAAGTTCGCGCTCTTCAGGAGCCAGCCGTGGTACCAGCTCGGGACCACGACGTACCGGCCGTTGGCCTGCACGTTGCACTCATCCAGACGGACCTTCAGGTCCACCAGTGCGTTGTACGCCGCGTCGCCGCTGGTGATCGCGGTGGACGGCAGGACGTTCGCCGACTGGACCTGGGTGTACAGGCCCGCCACGTACGAGTCGACCTTCTCCGACATCTTCCAGGAGGCCGCGTCGGTGCGGGCCGCCATCTCGTCGCCTGCCTGGGCGCGGTCGATGTCATCGACCTTGAAGGCGAAGTAGTCGGCCTGGTCGACCTTGAGGGTCGCCTCGGCGTCCGGGACGTCCTCGTAGGTGATGTCCTGGCCGGACGTGTACGACTTCACGGTGACGTCGCCCAGCATCTTGATGTGGACGGTGTCGCCGACCTTCTTGATCTCGCCCTCGTAGTCGTGGTTCACGATCTGGGGCGCCGCGTAGACCAGGGCCTTGCGGAGGGAGACGAGGGCCTGGGCAGTCCAGACCTCCGGCTTGAAGACCATGATTTCTCCTTGGTCTCAGAGGGTTAGTGGACGCGGCCTCGCACCTCGTGCGTCAGCCGGGGATGACGAGGCCGGGCCAGCCGCAGAGCCCTGTGCGCGTCTCGTCAGGAGGCGAGGTAGTCCTTCAGGAGGCCGTCCTCGCGGGCCTTGACCAGCTCCTCGGGGCTGAGCTTGGCCACTTCGGCAGCGGTGAGCTGGCGCTTGCCAGCGGTGCCGTTGTTCATGTCGAAGCCGCCCTTGGCGGGAGCCGGCTGAGCGGCCTGGGCCTTCAGCCGCGGGTTCGCCTCCACGGCCTTCTTGATGGCCGCCTCGACGTTGGCCGCGAAGGTGTCCGCCGTCGGGTCGAGCTTGCCGATCGCCTTGGCGAAGGAGGCGGAGTCGAGCAGGGCCTCAGGGTCCCCGCCGTGCTTCCCGGCCGTCTGGAACACCGCGAGCTTCACGGTGGCCTCGCGGGCCGTCTTGTCGCTCTCCTGGGCCTTCTGGGCGATCTGCTCGGGTGTGAGCTTCTTCTCCTCACCGGCGCCGAAGAGCTGGCCGAACTTGCCCATGAAGTCGGAGAACTGGGTCTCCAGGGCGGTCCGCTTGGTCTTCTCCTCGTCCACCTGGGTGCGGAGGTTCTCGACTAGGCGCGCGGCCTTCTGGGGGTCGAACTCGCCCTCGAACTTCGGGGCCTTGCCAGTACCGCCCTCGCCCTGGCCCTGTGCGCCCGTCTGCTGGCCGCTCTGTGGCTCGGTCGGGTTCTGGGTCTCCGGGGCCTTGCCCGGCTCCCCTGCGCCCTGCTCGGGGTTCGGCTCGGTGGGAGTGCTCATGACGTCGTCCTCCTTGTGACGCTCGCCGGAGGGCCCGGCCACGCCTTGGCGACCGGGCAGGGACTACTGGGGGAGCGCAGGGGCCACGACAGGGGCGGGCCTTGCCGCCGGGGTGGATGCCTGCTCGTCGGCCAAGATCGCGGCGACCTCCTGGGCCACCTGGGTCTCGGTCCATGTGGGGTGCAGGGTCTGCACCCGGAGCTTGGTGGACATCGACTGGGCCGTGAGCAGCAGCCCGAGCGTCTCCGCCATGTCCCTCAGGGACGGCTGGACGGCATCGGGGAACGCCACGTCGATCCCGGCCTCGGGCCTCACCTGAGCCCCGAAGACCAGACGGTCGATGCCCAGGAGGGCCTGGAAGAGGTGCTGGAGCGCCGGGCGCCAGTACAGGATCTTCTGGTCCCGGGTGTTGAGGCTCTGCTCCTTGCGGGCCTGGATCTCGGTGGCCGTGACGGCCGCGACGTCGCCCTTGCCACCAAAGCTCTGCACCGAGTAGCCAGCGCTGGAGACGATCTGCTCGAACAGGGTCTCCGCCGTGGCCTGGTGCTCGGCCACACGGATGTTGAACTGGTTCAGGGTGATGCCCGAGGAGTTCGGGTCGGTGAGCATGCCCTCCATGCCCACGAACGCCTCGCGCTCCAGGTCGAGCCGGGCACCCTTGCCGGGCCCCTCGGACTCCAGCATCGAGCTGGGGACGATGATCCGGCTCTTGCCGAGGCGGATGTCCCGCATCCAGCTCGTGTAGGTCTCGTCCAGCGCATCCATCAGCAGCTCGACCCCGGAGAAGTCCGAGCGGCCGAAGTTCACGGCGCAGCGGATGCCCTGCCAGATCCGGTTGGGCTTGACGTTCGGCACGTAGGCGGCCGTCAGCCACGGCAGCCCAGTGAGCATCACGCCCGACTCGCCGTACAGCTCCGCGAGGTGCTGGGTGCCCTCAAACGAGGAGAGCGGGATCCGCTCGCCCAGCTCGGTCGGCGTGCCCTCGTACAGGCCGTACGAGATGGCCCCGACCTCGTGGCACTCCAGGAGCCGGATTGTGGAGTCGTCGTCCTGGTAGAGGCAGGTCCAGAAGGTGACGTCCTTCAGGCGGTCCCAGGCCCACGTCGGTACGACCTGCTCCGGCGTCGATGGGAGCAGCCAGGGACGATCCGAGACCGTCTGGTCCCAGACGACCCGCAGATACACGCCTCCGAGGGCCGCAGCGAGTTCCGCGGCCTCCCTCAGGGACGAGTGCATGCCGTCCGTCTGGAAGGAGTCCAGCTCCTTCTGGGTAGCCCTGTCGGTGGCCGTGAACGTCGGCATCTCGCCGAAGAGCAGGTTGGCGCTCAGCTCGGCGATGTCCGACGCCACCGGGACGTGGAGCTTGGTCCGTACTGTCCCCGGCGTGAGCGGCTGGCCCCAGAAGGTCCTGGCCGCAGTGGCCGGGCCCGAGGTGCCGTACGCCTTGTCGCTCTGGAAGAACGCCTGGGACAGGGGCGTGGTCGCCGAGCCGGCCAGGCTGTAGACCGACACCAGGGCGTCGCCGTCCCCGGCGTACCAGGCCGACCACTCCGTGAGCTTCTGGGCCACCGGGTGCAGTTCGGGAGGCGGCCAGGCCATCGCTCCACCAACAGGCAGAGGCATCGGATCACCTCCGCTGTGCTGTTGTGTGTCAGGCGGCCCGCGCGAGTTGGTGGTGCCAGAGGCTGCGGGTGGTCATGAGGGCGTACCGGAGCGCGTCCATGCCGTGGTCGTTCTGCTTCAGGGGCGCGTCGTGGCCATCCAGAGCGGCCTTCGGGTCCCAGGTGTAGGAGTCCATCTCCTTGAGCAGCTCACGGCACGAGCGGTGGATCATCAGCTGTCGATTCGCCAGCAGGTTGGACACCAGGCGGATGCCGTCCAAGACGCTGTTGTCCGCCGCCACGGGGCTCAGGCCGTCCTGGTGGAGCTGCGTCTTGAAGCTGGCCGCGCTGGGGTCCACCACGACGAACTGAGGCCGCACACGGCCGTACTTGGGGACGTCGTCCAGCCACTGCACGATCCGGCGGGACGTATCCGCCTGGGTCAAGGTGAGGTTGGCCGTGCCCCTGGCGTAGCGGTACTCGGAGACGACGTAGAGCCGGCGGTCGTCGGCCAGGCCGATCAGGACAGCGTGGGTCGGGTTGGTCGCGCCGTAGTCGATACCGACCGAGACCCAGCGGCGGATCATCGGGACGATGTCCACCACCTGGGTGGCGTGGTCGAACATGTCGTAGATCGCGCCCTGGGCGGCGACCCACTGGCCGAGGACGAAGCGCTTGTAGAACAGCCCGACGTTGCTGGTCTTGATGTGGGCCACGTACGCCGGGTCCAGGTGAACGTTGTCGTCCAGCTCGAAGCTGAAGACCTTCATGGACGCCCGCTGAACGGGGTCATCAATGAACTTGGCCTTCAGCCAGTGCGTGGGCGCGTCCGGGTTGGTGGAGGCGTAGATCCTCGCCCCGACCGCTCGCATACGCGTCAGGAGCATGTCCCAGAACGGCTCGGGCAGGAGCGTTGCCTCGTCCACGTACGCCCCGGCGCACGTCATGCCTCGGATCTTGTTCTCGGACTTGATGTCGTTCGCGCCGATGACGTGGACGAGCCGTCCGAAGATCCGGCAGGTGACCGCTCCCGGCGTGTACTCGACCTGGGCGGCCAGCTCCCCGAAGATCTCGGGGTTCATGAGCGGCTGGAGGACGTTGCGGTACAGCGCGTCCTTGGTCTTGCCGATCATGACCAGCTCGCCCGTGGTGGACGCCTGGGGGACGAACATCATCCAGGCCCAGGCCGAGGCGATGGTCTTTCCCGAGGAGACCGCGCCCTCCCAGAGGTTGATCCTCCGGTTGGCCGCCGCGATGCTGCGGATCTGCTTGGGGGAGAAGCGCTCCAGGAGGAACCGGGTGCTACGAGCCGTACTCGTCGGCATCGTCGCCCCCAAGCTCCCGGGCAGCGGTCGTCATCGCCTCGCCGAGGGTCGCGAGGAGACCGCGGGCGTTCTCACGGCTCTCGTCCCCGGCGTCGACCTGTGCGAGCTTCAGGGCGCTGGTGAGGGCGCTGGAGGCCGCCAGGGTGAAGTCCTTGGTCTCCTTGGCTGGGGGCTCGTGGAGCCACTCGGCCACGCTCTCGCCCGTGTGGGTCCAGCCGTGGACGAGGTACCGCTCCTGGGCCCTGCCGATGGCCCTTTCCGCCAGATCCAGGAGCTGCTCCTGAATCCGCTGACGCCTGTCCTTCAGGTCGACCTGACGGGCGTCAGTGGCGGCCCTGACGGCCTCCCTGTCGAAGGACAGGCCGAGGCGGTTCGCGTGGTTGGTGATGGTGCCGACCGCCCACCCCATCTGACGGGCGATCTCGTTTCTGCTAACGCCGTCAGCGTGGAGCTGACGGAGCCGCTCCTCGTCCGCTTCGGAGAAGGTTCGGGCCAAGGCCGGCTCACCCCCTCACGTGCGTGTGGTGACGGGTGACCGGTCAGGAGCTGACGGCTACCGATCTAGTAGCTCTCCAACTATCCTTGGAGGTCGCTGTCCAACACCTTGTGAAGCAGACGACGGGGGCGATGCGAACCAAGAAGAGCCAGGCATGTACCGCACATGCCGGGATCTTGGTCGCTGTGTTGGGTGGCGTTCGGGGTCCCGGAGAAAGGGACCTACAGCAGTGGACACCCTCAATGCCACCCTCGGTGCAGCCGCAGCAGCTCTCGCGCTTGGAGCCGAGGTCTTCCGCTTCCTTCGTGACCGCCGGGACCAAAGGCGGGCCCAGGAGCCTGAACTGATCGAGGCGCCCGAGGAAGCCGAGGACGAGAGCTGAGCGAGCCGGCCGTCTGGCGCTCCGGGGAGGGGCGTCAGGCGGCCGGTACCAGCAAGCGCTTGGCCTTCGCCCGGGTGGCCTTCTCGGCCTGAGCGACGGAGAGATGACGGAAGAGCTTCTGGCCCCGGTGATCCAGGCCCTCAACTTTCAGGTGCCCTCTGCGCTCCCACGAGTAGATCGTCTGAAGGCTGACGCCCGTCAGATCGGCGGCCTCGCGGGCGGTCAGCCAGAGTTCGTCCTCCACTGAAGTCCTCCCGAACATGCGAAAGGCCCCGGTCCGCCAGTGGCCTCGGGGCCTGCATGAGGACGTACGTGTCCTGCTGATCGCGATTATGCGGTCAGGTTGATTCAAATTGCAAGCACTCGGCTGACGGGCGTCATGACGGGCTCTGGCCTGGGATCTCTCCGAGACGTTCGTGGAACGTCTCACCGACCCAGGTGCCCTCCTCGGGTAGGTCATCACCTCGAAGGAAGGCGGCGAGGACCTCAACGCCTTCACGAGCGCCCCGGGAGTAGTAGTACTTGGGCGAGTTCGAACCCAGCGCGCTTCCGGCCCCCATGCCGTACCGGCTTCTCATGCAGAAGAAGAGTCTGGTCATCCGGTACCGGAGGTGTGCCGAGTCGGGGATGACCGTGACCGCAATCTCCGCACGGCGGGCGTGAGCACGGGCTCGTCCGATCCAGTCCTGATCGGGGAGTTCCTCCATGGACGCCTCGTCCACGAGCTGGTGTAGTTGCAGCAGCTCACTGATCGCGTTCTCGCCCGAGGCCAGGGCCCGTTGTTCCAAGCGCTCCTGCTTGGCGTTCCTGGCCCCGTACGACTGCTGTATCCATGCGCCACCTAGAGCCCCAGCGAAGCCGATGACGGCCCCACCCAGACCACTGATCAGCCCCACCAGCGTCTCCGTCTGCACGGCAGTCGTCCTCTCGTTTCGGTCAGCTCGATCAGGACGGGGACGTCATGACGGGGGCCAAGCGCCAGGGAACGCAGCCCATACGCCGTCCGGGAAGGGCTCCCTGCGGATCACTGTCCCCATGACGGTCCGGAAGTGGTGGCAGATGTTCCCGTATCGGGGTGCCACCCACTCCGCTTCCTCTGCCACACCGTCAGGGTCGCGAAAGATCTCGGCGTGGCCCCACAAAACGACCCTCTGAACCTTCTTGTCGGGGAACCTCAGCGTCTGGGTCTCCAGCTCCCGGAGGATCATCCGGAGGTCCGCAAGCCACTGCTGACGCGTCTCGGGAAAACTCGTCGTCGGCACTCCCTGCCTGAAGTGGTCCTCAATCGCGTAGGTCAGCTGGATGACCTCGTTGGCCGCCGCCTCGGATAGACCCAGCAGGTATGTCCGCTCAGCTTCGTGTGCGGTCTTCCGCTGCTGCCAGACCACCGCCCCCGTGGAAACCCCGGCACCCACCACAGCACCCGCGAGACCCATTAGCCCCGCCAGCGTCTCTGCCTGCACGTCACTCCGTCTCGGGCATCCGGGCTGGATCAGTCGTTGCGTCAGGACCCGCCCCCTGGGGAGGGAGGATCCCCAGTGCCCGCTGAAGTACGTGGGCCCGTTCCTGGTCCTCTTCGTCCAGGCCGCCGTAATCGGCCTGCCGGGCGAGGTCTGCCAGCTCGGCTGTCATCCATTCGCGCCGGTAGTGCTCGATCGCCTCTGCGATGACAGGGGCCATGTCCCGCTTCTCCGGAACCTTCGACCCACGGACGAACAGTCCCAGGAACTTCAACGCCTCGGAGAGGAGAAGGTTGGTCTCCACCTCGTACTCCCGCCACTCGGGATCTCCGTACCACTCCTTGATCATGCGGAGCAGCATGAGGGCCTGTCCGCGCGTCCCCTTGTACGCGTCCGGCAACAGCATGATCGCGCTGTTGGCCGTGGCAATGAGCGTCTTGCGCTCTCGATTCCAGGCCGCTCTGGTCTCGTGTGTCCCCCTGCCCGCGAAGGTCTGGGCTTCCAGATGCACGCGGAGCTGGGTGAGGGTGTCGAAGGCGCGCTGGGCATTCGCCCGAGCCTGAGCAAGAGCTGTCGCCTTGTCGCTGCTCCGGGCCTGGAGCCACGAACCGAGGATCGTGAAGGCCCCACCGGCTAGGGCGCCGAGCAGTGCGGCCCCGAACTCCATCGACCAGAGCTTGCCCAGAAATTCATGCATGCCGATCATCATGCCGACGGGACCAACCCGTATGGGGCTGATCCCGTCAAGTGCTCGATCTTCAGTGCCCGCAGCCGGGCTTGGTCCACCAGCCGCATTCGGCGCAGTACTCCATGGACACCTCCTCAGCTCTCGATGGGCCCGATGACCTTCACGTGGGTCCGGGCCGGGTTGGTGGGGTCTGGAACCGAGAGGACCTGGCCCCCGCTCGGGAGGCGGGTCAGGGTCAGCTCGGTGTTGTTGTTGTCGGGCTGACCAGGGCCAACAACAGGTTCTGAGGGCTCGGGGGAGGGGCTGGGAGAGGGGATGTCGGACCCCTTCACTCCCGTGCTGACGCCCCGGCCCTTCATCCGCACATCGCTGATGGGCACCCCGGCCCGGGTGAGGACCTCCCGCACGTGGGCGGTGTCGGTCCCCAACTTCTGGGCGATGACGGCGAGGTGGACGTGGGGGTCCGCCGACTCCCGCAGGGCCTCCAACACCTTGGGGGAGTCGTCCTCCTCGGCGGCCGGCTCCCGGGATTCCTGGGGAGGGGAGGCCGCGGGCTCCTCCTTCGCCTCCGGCTTGCCCTTGCGGAAGGCGGCGATGACCCACCAGGCGGTCAGGGGGAACATCAGCACCGGGGCGGTCCTCAGGAAGCCCCACAGGATCGCCAGGCCGCCCAGGAGGAACACGAAGCGGATCAGGAAGTCGACGGCGCCCTTGCCCTCCTTGAACCACGCCACGGTCCCCCGGGCCATCCCCAGGGCCAGGAGGCCGCTCCCCCGGTACACGCGGTCCAGGAAGGTCCGCATCACACGACCCCCGCGACCTTGTCGCCGAAGGCGTTGAAGATGCTCACCACGGCCGTGGCGGCGATACCGCTGAAACCCGCACTCAGGCCGAGCATGACGCCGCACGTGACGCCGCTCGTCACCTTGCCGTGGAAGATTTTCCCGCCGGACTTCCAGATGGCTGCGAGGACCACGATGTAGATCACCAGGGCCGCACTGCCCCCGGGGGTCAGGGACTTGTGGCCGGACCTCGTGACGCCCGGCGTCGCGGTGCCCGTGACGGCCGTCAGAGACCAATTGCCCAGGGTGTTCCCGGCGTCCAGGAGCATCGTGGCACCCGTGCCGAGGAGTCCTCCGGCAGCCGTGACGCAGAGCATCCCCAGAGCCACCGAGGCCAGGAAGGGGAGCAAGATCTTCGGGTCCCGTCCGCCCCCTCCGCCCCCGGGCGGGCCCGCCTTGGCGCCGCCCTTCCACCAGCGAGCAAGGTGCCACGCCATGATGCTCAGACCGATCGTGACGGCCCCCAGGGAGACCGCGGCGGTCGTGACGGGGTTCATCGGCCGCCTCCCGTCATGACGTCCACGACGGCCTTGAAGACGGGCAGCGCGAGGACCATCCCGAGCACGGTGGTCCACACGAAGAACCTGTTCAGGAAGCCCCGGTGCTGGACGAAGCGGATCACGGCGACGGTCAGGACCACGCCGCCCATCACCCAGGCGCCCTCAGCGCTCTGCTCCCGCTGGACGTCGAGGAGCGTGGCGGCCCAGAGGTTCGCCGGGACCCATGCGCACGCCAGGGCTCCGAGGTTCTTGGCGGGCTGGATCCAGGAGAAGTCCCAGCGGTTCTCCGTGTACTTGTCGTTGGTGAAGTGGACGTGGACGTGGGTCTCGGGGGGTTCGGTCATGGCGCCCTCCGGGCAGGTGGGCACGCGTGCTCAAGCCGACGGCGAGCACAGCGCGCCGAAGTGGGTGTGGTTCAGGCCGCGATGGCGTCCGGGAGGTCCTTCAAGTGGGGCTCGGCCGTCTCGACCCGCTTGCGGGCCTCGCGGCAAGTGCCGTCAGAGTTCGGGAGACCCTCGTCAGCAAGGGCCTGACGGATGTGGCGGGTCGCGGGACGGCGGTTGCCGAGGACGTTGTACAGAGTCCGGACCACCTGGTCGATCCGGTCCCGCTGCGTCAGCTCCTGACGGGGCTCCTCCGGCTCTGTGACGGGCTCCGGCTCCTCCGTCACCTCAGGCTCGGCTTCGGAGGCCTCCTCGGGCTCCGCGATGTTCGGCGCCTCGATCGTCGCTTCCGTACTGATGACGGGCTCGCTGGCGGGCGTCACCGGAGCCTGACGGGAGACGAGGAATTCGTGGACCTGGCGCATCAGGACGCCGAAGGCCAGCAGGGCGGCTACGGGCGGCACGGCGGCCGTCACGTAGTCCAAGGGGTCGTGGCTGACGCCCACCCCGGCGACGTTCAGGGCGATCGAGCCCAGCGAGCCGGCTGCGGTCAGGGCGATGGCCCACGGGTCCACCCGGCGCATCAAGGAGGCCCGGAGGATCAGGAGTTCGCCGACCCCGATGAAGGTGTCCACCGTGGCGGGCCAGGCCCAGGCGCGCTCCCCCTGGAGGCGGTGGGCGGACGCGAGGTCGTGGAGGGCCTCGAACGAGAGCCAGAAGCTCACGGCGGTCAGGGCGGTCGTCAGCACAGCGGCGCCGATGGCCAGGCCGAGCTGGGCATCCGTACGTGTACCAACAGCAGGTGGCCCTGACGGCATTAAGGGCGTCAGGGTAGGTTCGGGCTTGGGCATGGGGAGGTCGCATCTCCTCGTGCTCGGGGCCCCCGGAGTTTCTGATTGGCGTCGGAGTCCGGGGGCCCACTGGCAAACTTCGGTTATCTGTTGCACAGATTAGCGGTCTCTGCTGACGGGCGTCAGGGGTTGACGCCATCAAGGGTGCGGGCCTGCCCCTGAACCAGGGCCTCGTAGTCGTGCCGATCGAACCTCACGCTCGGGCAGTTACGGCACTCGGCCGCCCAGTCCCCCGGGAAGTACCGGACCAGGGCCGTCAGCTCGCAGCTCGGGCACGTCACCCCTCTGAGCAGCTCCCGGCGGGGCTCCGTCATGGTGATCTTCTGACAGGCCCTGACGAGGTCATGGATCTCCTCGGCGAAGTCGGCCACCCAGGGCTGCTCACAGATCCACGGCAGGTGAGCCGTCAGACGGGTCGTCATGGCCGTCACGTTCTTCGTGACGGGGTCCAACGCCCTTTCCTCGGAGAGCGCCTGGGACCACCCCCAGAGAACCTCCATGAAGGGCACCGGGCCCACCTGGTCCTGGGCGTCAATGACGCCCTGACGGGCCGCCGGGCCCAAGAGGTTGAGGACCGCCTCGTTGCCCGGGAGAGGGGCGCGGAGTCTCGTGGACGACCGCCCGTCCCCGCCCCCGCCCTGGAGCCGCTGACGGCTCATGGAGAGGTAGACGTACTGCTCGGGGAGCGCGGAGAGGGCACCGCGGATTCTGCTCCGGCACCGGTCGCACGTCTTGGCCTCCTGCGGGGCGCCGCAGACGAAGCACTCGTAGATGTTCACGGATGGACCTCCAGGACGGTCAGGCGGAGCAGGAGGGCGTACTCGCCCCGGGTGGCCCCCACGGGGATCGCGGGGGACTCGGAGAGGAGTTGGCGGCAGGCAGCCGGCTCGGGAGCTACGCGGTGGAGAAGCCCGAGGAGCACCCCGAGGGCCATGGGCTCTTCGGGGTGCTCGCTCAGGGCGTCGGCAAGGGCCGTCAGACCGGACACGGAGCGGGCTCCAGGTCCTCGCCGGTGATGGCCTCCACGACGGCGGAGACGAGGATCTCCGAGGAGTTCGGGGTCACGGCGTTCCCGAGCATTCGGACCCGCTCCCGCTTCGTGCCGAGGAGCCGGTAGCCCTCCCGGAAGCTCATCGCAGTGCCGATCTCCTCGGGCTCCAGCATCCGGAAGAGGCAGTCCTCCACCTCGATCTGAGTCTTGAGGAGGCCGTACCGGTCCACCGTGGTCAGCGCCCCGAGGGGCTGGCTCAGGGGTCGGGCTCGGCCGGTTCCGTAGTACGGGACCGCCAAGTCCTCGGTGACTAAACCGTGGTGATTGCCGGAGGCCGTGACGGTGCAGAGCGGGTCCGTGGTGGAGCGGTGCTTGGAGGCCCCGCCCCTCAGCTCGGCGATGAACGGCCGGAAGGCCACACCGGTCTCCCGGCGGGTCGTCATCGTCCTGGCTGGCTCGTCCAGCGGCCGGGCTTGCTTGCCCTCACGGCCCTCCACGGGGACGATCAGGTGGCGGGCGTACCGCTCCAGGCCGTCCCGGATCCGGTCCATGGTCTTCTTCGCCAGGGGCCGCTTCCGGTCCCCGATCCTCTGGGCCGGGATGGTCCAGTCGATGGCCCTGGAGGCCGGGAGGGCCAGGGGCTCGATGATCTGGCCACAGCCCGCCTCAGGGCACCGGTAGACGTACTGGGTGCGGTAGCGACCCCAAGGCTCCCGGTCCTTGCGCTTGAAGTCCTGGCGGGCCCGTACGGCGCCGTGCTCGGGGCACGTGGCGTGCGGCCTCAGCCACTTCTCCCAGTCGGGCTTCCGGCCCAGGGAGCGGTGGGCGTACCCGAGGTAGAAGCGGTCCCGGCTCTGCGGGCTCCACAGGGCCTTCCGGGCATGCGCGTGGGCGCTGTTGAGGTGGATGACCTCGGTGTCGTAGCCGAGGAGTTCGAAGCCCTTCCGCCACGGCTCGAAGAGGTTCCAGCGCTGGAAGTCGATGACGTTCTCCACGACGCCCCCGAGCACCGGACGACCCCGGAGGATCATCCGCTCCAGGTACCGGAGCACGTCCCAGGCCGTGGCCCGACTTCGCTCGGCGGCGTCCATGGGGAGGACCTCGCCGTTCTCGTCCGGGATCTGGTCGAGCTGGACGCGCTTCCGGCCCGAGGCCACGCTGTGGTGGGTGCACTCGGGGGAGGACCACAAGACGTCCACGCGGGGGTACCAGCGGAAGTCGGCCTGGCTGATGTCGCAGCACTCGTGCTGGGCCGCAGGGAAGTTCAGGGCGTGGGTGTCGATCGCCAAGCGCCAGTGGTTGAGGACGAGGGTCAGCTCAAGGCCGGGGACGTTGTGGATGCCCTGCGAGCTTCCACCGCCCCCGGCCATGAAGTCTCCGGCGGTCAGGGTCACCGGCGGGCCCTCCGAAGGTCTCGGATGACCGCGACGATCAGACCGATGGTGATCGCGGCGGCGATGACGTGGAGGAGGTGCCCAAGGGTGTGGTTCGTCGGCATCGGTCAGCCCTCGGCCTTCTTGAACTCGGCCACGACGTCGGAGAGGTGGTACAGCTCGGTGAGCTGGAAGCCGAAGGACGAGTCCAGGACGGTCATCTCGATGGGCGTCATGGCCGGGGTGACGAGGCAAAAGTCCACCGGTTGGCCGACGAGAGTGGCGGCCTGGTCGATGGTCAGGAGGGGCTCGTGGCAGGGGCCGTGACCGTGGTCCGCCTCGCAGCACCAGCGCTCCCACACGGCGCCGGAGCCGAGCTGGATGACACGGCCGTCCTCACCGAGGATGCGCATGACGCGGTGGTTCTCCCAGGCGTCCTCGGCAATCTCGGTCAGGCGGGTCTGGATCAGGTCGTTCAGGGTGAATGTGCTCATCCGATTTTCCCCGTTGTTGAAGCGCTCGACGTCCGCCCAGAAGGCGTGGAGCGCGGTGTCCTTGGCCTCGCCGTGCAGCTCCTCCAAGGACCCGCTGGCGGTCTTCGTGAAGACCCGGATGGGCTTGACGGTGACCGTCTCGATCACCGCGCTGCCGTCCTCCTGGTCGTGGATGGCGATGTCCTGGAGCTGCTCAGGGCCGTAGCCGACGATCACGTCCATGGCGGTCACTCGGCCGGCTCAGAGGGCTTACCGATCCACAGGCCGTTCTGGTCCTTGCTGACCAGGCCGCGCGGTTCCAGCGTCTTGAGGGCGTTGGTCACCGTGAGGCGGTCCATGCCCAGGTCCTTCGAGAGCTGGACGGCCGTCTGGGGCTGCGGGCACAGGAGCATGTGCACCCCTACGACGCGGCAGGAGGCCAGGAGTTCGGTGTCGTGGATCAGGGTCCCGACCTGCTCGGTGCTCACGCCGCGACCTCCATGGACTTGCGGGAGCCGACGAACTGGGCGGCGCGCTGACCGGACTTGCAGGGGCGGCAGTAGCGCCGGGTCTTCCCGGCCGGGTCGGTGTACGTGAATCCGTGGAGGGCGTACGCGTGCCCGGAGGGGCACTCGGTCTTGCGGCGCTGGTGCTCACCGGAGAGGCCCGAGCGGACGTTGGCGCTGTGGCTCTGGAGGGCGAGGTGCTCCGGGTTCACGCACCGGCGGTGCAGGCACTGGGGGCCGCCCTCGCAGTTCTCGTCCCGGTCGTGGCACAGGTGGCCCAGGTGGACCTTCTCCCAGCCGTTGGGGCCGTAGACGTACGCCGGGGGCGAGCCGTGCTCCAGGGCCCACAGGATGTGGTGGGCTCGGGCCTTCTGGCCGCCGAGGGAGAACTCCCCGTACCCGTCCTCGCTCAGGGACGCGGTCCAGGTCCAGCAGTCGATGGACGCGGTGGGGGAGTTGAGGTCCTGGAAGACCTTGGAGTTCCAGCGCTCGATCGGGTCGTCGCCCTCGCCGGAGAGGAGGGCGTCGTACCAGCGACGCTCGGGGATCAGGACGGGCTGTACGGCGCCGTCCACCTCCGCCATGGAGGGGATGTACCGCGTCAGATCGACTTCCTGCGGCATTGCATACGCTCCTCGGGTGTCAGGAGCGCCCGGAGACCTTCCCCGGGCACGGGGTCTGGCCTCCAGAGGAGTCGTTGTGCATTCGCCGTTGGCGAGGTATTGAAATTACCACACCGCTGCGGATGAATTCAACGCGTAGGTGTACTGGATCCGCTTCTCTGAATTACTCCAGGAATTGTTGGAGTGGATTCTCTCCAGGAATTGTTGGAGAAATTCTCGGGTGCGATCTGAGGTGTGTGGAAGCGGTCCGCAGGGCTTATGCTGTGCCCGTACATGCGAAAGGCCGGGATGGCAGTCCCGGCCTCGCGTGACTCCCTCCACCATCACCAATGCTGCGGGAGCCTCAAAATGTGGTCTCAGGGTATCAATTCTTGCGTCTCCGGTCGAACCGATCTCCAGGAATCCCAGGAGCGGATCGAGTCCGCCCATCTCGTGGAGATGGCCACGCGCTCCGTGGGCCGCTCCGAGGTCTCCATCGAGCTGGCGCTGTCCTGGACCATTACCTGCCGCCCGTACATCTCCGGTACCCGGGGTCTCGCCCGCTGGGCCGGGATGGGCGACCAGGCGGTCCGTCAGACCGTGGCCCAGGACGGCCAGGTGTCCCAGTACGGCTTCATCTGGACCAGGACCCGTGGGGCCTCTTCCGCCATCGAGGAGGAGCGCGAGCAGATGGACATCCGCTTCCGCTCGAATAGCGGCGGTCGTCACCGCAGTACCTCACCTAAAGACCTTCAGGCCCCTGGCCCCCTGGGGGATGCCCTGGCCCTGGGGGAAGGAGAGAAGAAGCTCTTGGAGGGTAATGCGGTGACCACCGCCGCAATCAGCGAGAGGGCCCACGAGGTCCTGGCCAGGGGGATGAAGACGCTTTCCACCCTGGACACGCTGAAGGGCCTGAAGGTCAAGGCGGACATCCTGCGGGCCCTGGACCCCGGCCTGGACGTCTGGGCTGAAGTCCACGGAGGCGGTCCGGACTTCGCCCTGGGCCGGAGGGCCTGGCACCTCGCGGTGCTCTGCGGCCTGGAGGACGTGGTCCTCTCCTCCCAGGACATCGCCGAGCTGCTGGGCGTGGCCCAGAAGACCGTCCGGGACCTCCTGGCCCGCATGGCCAAGGTGAACTGCCTCCTGGTCCAGAAGGTCCGCCAAGGCCGCTCGTTCGCCTACGAGATCCGCTGGGCCCAGGTCTTCCGCCAGGACGGCGAGTACTGGGACGACCGGGGCTCCCGCCACCAGGTCCGCGACAGCAGGGCCGAGAGGGACCGGAAGGTCCAGGAGACTTCGGCCCGTCGTGGGACCCCGGCCGGCTACCTGGCGTACCGCCTCTCCACGGCCTCTCCGAAGCGGGACGAGTACTTGGCTGACAACCCGCTCCCGGCGGACGCTGACGAGGCCTGGAGGGCCCTCGTGGAGGCCGGGGACGAGCTGTCCCTGTACGAGCACCTCCGGACCCAGGAGGCCGAGGCCGGGTCCGTCCCGAGCACCCCGGCCGTCCTTGTGGAGAAGGCCGCGGTGGTCCGGCCGGCTCAGGAATCCTTGGGGATTCAGAGGTTCCGGGAGCTGCCCGAGCAGGAGCGGCAGGAGACCCTGGCCGCCATGCGGCGGAGGATGTCCGGGGTCGGCTCGGCCTGACGGGCGTGGAGGATGTGCCAGGAGTCCTCACAGAGGAGGAGGGCGACGACGCCGCCGTCCTCCTCGGCCTTCCGCACTTCGTCCAACAGCTCTGGGAGCACGGGGCGCTGGCCGGAGCCCGGGTAGAAGACGGGCCAGGTGTACTGCGCGATGTTCATCAGTGCCTCCTAGGTGATGGTCTTCCGTCATCACCTATTGCTCGGAGGCCCGCAGCAGACAGGAACCTCAGGGCAGGGATTCCTACCGGCTGCGATCCAGGTGGATGATGACCTCCTTCAGCACCTACAAGGGGGATGGCGATGAAGGATCTCGCGACCGCGATGGTGTTCCTCAAGGCTCGTCTTCGCGAGGACGAAGCGGCTGCTCGCGCAGTGAAGCCCGGCAAGGACGAGGGCGTGGCAGGGTTGCAGGCCCGAGTCCTGGCTGACGTCAAGGCCAAGCGGCGCCTCGTCGCATGGGTGGAGGCCAATTTCGGGACGACATGGAAGGCGAACGCGGAGGACCAGGGCCTCCCCTTCTGGCAGAAGACGATCGTGGAGCTGATCGCCGATGTCCCTGAGTATTTCCGTAGCCCAGTGATCTACGGACTCCTCACGGCGTACGAAGACCACCCCGACTTCCAGCCCGAGTGGAAGCTGATCGATGACGAGCCCGAGTACGAGCCCGTCGACTACGAGAAGCGTCGGTGAACCCTGAAGCCCGCCAAGAAGCCCTGAAGCGCCGCGGCCTGACGGAAACCCAGGACGGCTTCGAGTTGACCGTGCAGGGCTTCCAGAAGGCCTCCAGGCGGGCCCAGGACCTCCGGAAGCACGGGGACGCTGAGGCGGTCCGGACGCTGGCACTGAGCCCCGAGGATCCGCTCCGCTGGGAGTACTGCCGATGCATTCAGATCGAGGCCTTCACCGCCGAAGCGCGGGCCTCAGGAATTTAAAAAGCTGAACCCTCTCCAACCATTCCTGGAGAATTCGCGGAGCCGCCAAGCGTTCCGGTAATCTCCCCCTCGCAGGCCCCCTCCGGACTTCACTCCGGTGGGGGCTGCGCGCGTTCTTGGGCTCAAGGAATTTAAAAAGGGGGATCGATCATGGCTGACTGCGCGGCGTGCAACGACGGGGAGTTCGACTGCCCGCCGGTGTGTCCGTACATCCCGCCCGGCAGCACGGCCGAGCAGGCCATGGCCGACCTCGCCGTGGATTACGAGCCCGAGGTCTTCGGCGGCGATTGGTGAGGGGGAGCAGTGGAATGGAAGCAGTGGGCCTATTTCGAGGCCGCCGGAGGGGACCGGGTGTCCCTCCTTTCGTGGGATGACAGTCACTGGGCCGTTTGCTGGGCGTACACCGCCCCGCATTCCGGCATGCAGCTCGTGAGTTACGACGAGGGGCGGGCCCAGGAGGTCTTCGCGGCCTCCCGGAAGGGCGCCGAGGCCAATGAAGGTCTGGCCTTCGACAGTCGGACCGCGTGGCAGAACGGGAGCCTCTGATGGACGAGCAGCTCTACACGGTCAAGGCGTTCAGCAACGCGTACGAGTTCAAGCCCAGTCGGGGATGTGTCTACATCCAGACCGACATGACCCAGGCCCAGGTCGAGACCCTCAAGGCCCGCGAGGCCGAGGAGAACCCGGACCGGTGGCTGAAGGTGGAGGCCCAGTGA